CAGCTTCTGTCATGCCTGCTCCAGACTTTGTAGGTCTAAAGTTCTTTTTATTTCTAGCTGGCATTCCGCCTTTTGCTAGTTTTTCTCTTACTTGGAAATCGTTTCTCATACTAATCCCCCTAAACTCATTTTTTTTCTTTTAGGAGCAAATGTTGCTGCTCTTGATGGTTTAGGTCCTGTGTTCGCTACTGCTTGCTTTCTTCTTACGGCACCCGCACGTTGCCCTTTGGACATCGCTCTTGCTTTCGCAATGGGCACGCATTTTGGATAATTTTTTCTTTTTTCGCCACCACTTCGTCCACACTTCGGGTATGAGCCATCCGATCGCTTGTTTGCAATATCGACCCAATTTTCCTTCACCCATGATCGTAGACCTTTTTTAGCCATACATTCTTGCTCGCTTTGCCATAAAACCACCACCAGCTGCTTTGGTTCTATTTTTATTTTTACCACCTGGTGTTATTTTACCCGAGCATACGCCTGACGCGTACATGTTTGCGTACGCGGATGGGTAAACTTTGAATTTACGCTTCGCGGCAGCTTTACCTTTGGGACAGAGTTTCGCCATTAAACTCTACCACCTTTTTTCATGTAACCCATTTTGTTTCTAACTTTTTTAGGTAATTTTTTTAAACCCTTTTGATTTGGTTTTACGGGTTTTAAAACTTTACCACCAGCTTTGAAACCAGGGACTTGTTTATTGTATCTTCTATTTGGCATATCTTCTCCTTAGATATATTTAGTTTTTTTATTTCTGCCAGCCATAACTTTACCACAGCCTCTTGAAACTTTTCCGCCTTTGCCATAACCAACTCTTCCACCTTTTTTTAAGTTAGCTACACCACCAGCATCTGCTATTCTAGACATACCCATGTCAAAGTTAGCAATATTTTCAGCAACTCTTGCATCACCTGTTGGAAGCATACCTGTATTCATATCTTGACCAACGAAAGTTAAACCTCTGTCGCCTCTGTTTCTCATCATGGCACCAAGACCAGCTAATGCTGCTCCAGCTGCTAGGATTTTTCCTAATTTATTTTTTTTACTTTTTTTCTTAGCCATTATTTTTTGCCTCCTCTAAATATTTGTGTACCCTTTATACCAAAAATTGACGCAACTACAAGTATCCATAGGTTCGTAAACCAAGATGGAAGCGATTGAAAGTATTCAAAAAACAATTTTACCTTCTCCATTGCTTCCGGATCGTCACTCATCACTGCCCACATGAGCACCACGATGGGCGCCGAAATAATTATTAAAACAAATTCATCCTTGTAGTCGTTTTGCCTAGCTTCTAGTAATTTGCCCTGGTAAGCCTCCTCACCTCGAGCCATTTTTTCTGCATGCATTAACTGTGCATCAGACATAGCCATTTTCGTCTTTTGACGATTAGCATATATCTTACTACCAGCTTGCAAAGCAATTTTTGCTAAACTGAACCAAGCCATTAGTAAGCCTTTGATTTTCTTCTTTTCTCAGGCATCACTTTACCCTGACCTTGTACTTCAAGTTCAGGTCCGCCTGTACCAATTAAGTTAAATGCTTGGTCTGCAGTTGTTTTAGATCTAGGATCGATCTCAGTTTGCTGCTCGCCAACTTTAACTTCCTTAATATTATCTAGTTTTTCCATTTTTTCTCCTTGTTTTTTTCTTTTCAACGCCTTTTATAACACCTTTGTTCTTCGAGGCATAGAAAACTGTTTCGCCACGCTTCTTACCGTACTGTTTTTTCATAGATTTCATAATTTTTCTACCTTTTTCGTTCAACGGCATCTTAATTCTCCTCAATCTCTACTTTTTTAGCGCCAGTTTTTGCTAAACTTACGCCAGCTCTCAACATTGCTAGTTCTTTGTTCTGTTCTAGCTTCTCATCAAAGTTAGATTGGTTCATCATAGCTCTCATTCTATCTAAATTTAGTCTTTCTTCGCCTTCTTCTCGTTTTCTCGAGTCGTCAGCAGCTTTTAAATCTAATTCTCTTGCTTTTAATTTTACAACAGGGTCATTTCCAAACTGACCCATAATTTTATTCTCTTCATCTTTAAATTCTTGAGACATTTCTGCAATTAATTTTGCTTTTCTAGACTCCATCGCCAAAGTTAATGATAAAATTTGTTGCTGAACGTTAGGATCTTGCTGTGCAAGCATTGGATTAGCCTGTAATTGTGCTAACTGTTGTAGTTCTTCTCTAAATTCTACTTCAATCTGTTCTTGTGCCATCAAAGAGATGTGTTCAAAAATGTTTTTTTCTAAAGATCCAAGTACGATCGGATTATTTCTAGCTAGATTTGTAGCCATAAAGTTCAAATGCACTGTAATGTGTGCTCTGTGATCTTGTCCTTTGAATGCTTGGAAAGGTTTTCCAGACAAAGCTAAGATATTTTCTGCAGCTGGGTCTACTGGAGTAGGCTGTTGAGGCGGTGGCAAGATCTGATCTATATTTTTTACACCAATTGCCTCGTACATATTACGATACGCTTCATATAAATTGTGAATCTGTGGGTTTGAAGTTGCTAATTGTAACTCTGTTTGTGCCATGGATATTCTTTGTGTCTGTGAAAAGATGTTTGGATCAGCCACAGGGATAATATCAACTCTATCATCAAAGTCTGTTTGTTTAATATTTCTTTGCCCACCTACAACATCATAAGGATACTCTGGTGGTAAATAAGTTTTGAATACGTCAGCTAATAATTTAAATTCTTGTTTCATTGCAACATACAATCTTTTGTGTATCGCTGACATTACACGTGAACCACGTTCTAATAATGCAATTGTTGTACCTACAGCTGCTTGTTTATTTGCTTCACCTACTTGCATATCGGCAATGGATGCAAATCTTTGACCTGCATTAACCACAATACCCATCAACTGTAATAAGGTTTGTGATGGTTCTTTGAAAGGAAGCGGTAGGAATGCGTCCCTAATGTTTCCACCTGGTGCGTCCACGTCCCTGAACTCACCAGGTTGGATAGACTGGGCTTCGTCTCTAACACGAATGCCTCGTTGTTTAAAACCAGCGGGTAGATTGGACAATGTTCCCGCATCAAGTAATTGACGGAGTGCAGATGTTGCTGTTCGAGAAAGGCCGCCAATCATATGGATCAATCCGAAACCGTAGAACCCAAGACCTGGTAAAAACTTGAAATGAACGAAGTATTGAGTTTTTTGTTTTGTTGGATCGCCAATCTGGTAATTTCTTCTAATGGATAAAACTTCTCTTGAACCTGCTTCGATAGTTACAACGTAAGGTAATTTAATTCCTGTAGGTTCACCAAACTCATCTCTATCTTCAAAACCTTCTAAATCTAAATTAACATGGCACTCGATAAGTTGATAAACATCTTCATCTCTTGATTTTTTAACACCTTCAAGTTCTCTTTCTTTTTTCTCAACTTCAGTTTCTTGCATGTATGTTGGATTAATTTCTATATCTCTATAGAAACCACCCACTTGTTTTTTTCTTAAATCGTTTTCTGAAATCTTAATCGTGTGCATCACTGCATCAGCATCATCGAGGGATGTGGCAGTGTATGGCACGATCAAATCATCAGCAGGGACAAACTTAGAGACGGCTCGTCCTAAGAGTTCATCGTAATAAACTTTTTTGAAAGCTGAACCTGATAGGGGGAGATAGAACAACATTTGATCAAACTCCGGTTCGTATTCTTTCATCTTATCCATGATCTGATAATTCATAAAATCTTTAACTCTTTGAGACTGTTCTTGTCTTGCACGATCTGTTTTACCAATCGTTTGTGTTCTCACAGGACCGTTAGCAGGTAATAATTCTTTGTACGCTTGTGCTTGGAATTGTGTAACAGCTTCGGCTAACACAGGATGTGTTGCACCACTCGCACCTTGGAAAGGTTGTGTTCTAATCTCGTATTTAAATCCTAAAAGATCTAAACCTTTTGTATAACCATCTTCCCAATCTTTTCTTGATGTTTTGTATTGTGTGTAGTTATCAAATAACTCAGAACCCATATCTGCTAAGATATCGTCAGGTAGTAATTCTGCTAGGTTCGCATAGTGATCGCCACCTTGCTCAGGACTCGCGGCTGCGGGATCAAAATTGATTTCTACACTACCGTCTTCGCCTTGTACGATTTCAGTGTTTTCTGGATTCGGAACTTTGTCTTCTTCGGACTGAGCCGCTTCGACTAATTCTTCTTCACTTGGTAATTCTATTGTTTGCTCTACGTTGGGTAGCGCTTTGTCTATATTGTCGTCTGCCATTTAAATTCTCCAATCCCACAGTCTTAACAGTATTGTGTTGAATATTCAAGCCTTGAGGCGTGGGCCCTGATTTAGGAGGGACCGTTCTAGTTAATCGTTTAATCATCTAATGCTAAGATCTCTGTAGCTGTCTCTTTTTGTGGCTCTGAAAGTAAAATTTTACGTTGCTCAGGGTCCGAGGGATAAGTGCTTTTATCTAACGGATCATACTTTTTTAACTTACCTTGTTTCTCTATTTTTTCTAATATTTCTATAAATTCCATTATACCGCCAATATGTTAGCTAGACCTTTATCTTTTATCATACCGCCCTCAGCTGCCTCAATAACTTCTGGACCTTGAGAAGATTTTATATATTCATTAAATTCTTCTAACAGCTGTTGAAGTTCAAATTCTTTCATAGCTTGCCCTCTTTCTTTCATGAACTTTTCAAATTGTTGGTAATCAGAGTTTGCCCCACTTTCAAAATTAACTCTGCCACCTTCAGCAAATTTAAGGAATGGATACTTTGCTTCAAGCTCAGGGTCAAAAATTCTTCTGATTCTATTTTTTTCAATCTCAGATAACTTAGCAAAATCTTTCATTGTAATCTGACCACTCGCCACAATTTGATTATCTATATCTTTTAACGCTGATTTAACTTCAGGTGTTACATTACCTGGAAATCTGTTTTTCTTTTGTTTAGCAAGTCTTTGTCCTAGTTTCTTAAATTCTGAACCTGGGGCTCCTCTTCTGTATAGATCTCTAAAAGACTCAGTAGTAATGATACCACCTTTTTTTAAGACTGATCCTGTTTCTTTAAATTGAACAAGATCTGAAATATTATCCATTAAAATTCTTTCTTCGATTGGATTTAATTTACCTTTGTTAAATAAACTAACACTGCTCCTTAGATTCATAAATGTGTCATCCGTTAAATCTAAGTTACTTTTAAAAACTTTGTTACTATTAATTACATTAGGGGCTAACTTTGTATTTGTTAATAAGCCCTTGTTCCCCGTTCCAATAAACGTGATGTCATCAACCTTAGTTAAGTCAGCTGGTTTAAGACCTAACCTTGATGCTAAATTTAATAACGTTCTTCCAAATGCGAAACTAGCCATAGTATTCTAAATTACCTTTGTTAATCGGTTCTAACTTTTCGTCTTCTCTATGCGCAATGAAATAACCACCACGTAATCTCATTATCGCTTGTGTTACAGAATCCACATAGTCATCGTGATCGCCGTGTGGAAACGCAGCACATTCTTCTATCACCTCTTGAGCATACATCTCGTGAAAGGGCGCCC